TGCTTTACCTTGGGCGATTACCTGAGCGGTACTCATTCCTTGCTGAGCCTTGGCATTTCCACCACCATTAAAATATGCTGATCTGTCAGCAGCGGAAAGACCAGAAGCTGCTGGTTTTGCTGCGGGTGTTGGAGCGGATTTTGTAGTAGGGGAAAGACCAGGCATTTTAGGTTTTGAATCTCCTTGCCCTGTTACCAGCCCTTTTGTAAAATCAGCTGCTGCTCTTGGAACAGCAGATATACCTCTACTCATTGCATTATCAAATTTAGCAAGTGGATTATTGGAAGTTGTTTTTTGTCCAGCGTAACCTTGAAGTGTAGCGCCAGCAACATCTCTTGCCCCCCTAGTTAATGCATTACCTGCTCGGGCAAGTGGATTAGTAGAAGTTGTTTTTTGCCCCATAGCTCCTCTTAATTCCGATCCTATAATATCACCAGGGGCTTTAACAATTCCACCAATTGCTTTTCTGGCAGCAACACCAGCATCGGCGGCACCTTCATCCAATTGTTCTAGATATGTTTCATACATCTCTTCCCAAGTAAATTCACTCAGGTCATAACCTTCTTCCAAGAGTGAGTTTACCCAGGATTCAACTTCTTCCCAAACTTGATCTTCGTTAATTTGTGGAGCATAAACTGCATTATATGCCTCCATCAAATTAGCAATTTCACTGCCAGTAATTCTTGACATTTTTTTCCGTTTTTAGTTCTTTATAGTTTTATTTATAAAAAAAGAGGATCTAAAAGATCCTCAAACCACATCATCAGTTTTTTTACCTAACCATTCCTTTTCATAATCATAATCGCCAAACAGAAACTTATCTGCTTCTGCAGCATCTTGGTATGCGTTCAGGATTTCCTGTTCGCACCACTCATCATAATTGGAATCCTGCGAAAGAATCTTTGGTAACATCTTGTTTAATCCCACCTACTATGTAGGATTCGACTTCTGTTTCTTGTGGAGCAACCTGAAGACCCTTAGAAGAAATCCAGTGCTCGGTCCAAGGAAGTGGATTATTCTTTGCTGGAATATCATAAAGTGGACGAAGTCCGATTGCTCTCATACGACGATTGGCAATCCACTCAACGTATTGCTGAAGAAGTTTATCATTCAATCCAATCATTGAACCATTTTTGAAAAGATACTCCGCCCAGAGTTTTTCTTGGTTGACTGCATTCTCAAAGGTTTTGTATACCCAAAATTCTTCTTCTTTGCAAATTTGTTGCATCTCAGGATCATCACCTTCCTTCCACTTATTGAGGATGTTCTGAGTGATAACCAGATGTTGATTCTCATCACGAGCAATTAATGAGATGATTTTTGCACTTCCTTCCATAAGCTTGAGTTCGCCAAATGCAAAACTGCAAGCGAAACTGACATAAAAGCGAATACCTTCAAGTATATTAACGTTTGCAACTGCTCTAAACAACTTTCTTTTGAGTTCATATCTTTCTACCTGTGCGTAGGGAACTTGTTCTTGGGCATGTTTCCAAAGTTCAGAAGTTCCATAATTTTGAGCACTATTGATAAAATCATTATATGCTTCGGTTACACTATATGCACGTTCAAGAATACGATCATCACTAAGAATAGTATCAAATACATCCGAAGGGTCGGAATATACATTCTTGATAATATAGGTATAAGAGCGTGAGTGAATCATCTCCATAAACTCCCATACTTTCATACAGGCTTCCAGTTCAGGAAGAGAGCAGTAGGGAGCAAATGCCATTCCAGGTCCACGACCTTGGACGCTATCAAGCATAACTTGATATTTTAGATTAGAAGTAAAAATATGTTTTTGTTCGGGACGAAGAGACTGATAATCTCCACGATCTTTCTGTAAAGAGACCTCTTCAGGTCTCCAGAAGTATCCTAGTTGTTGAGTTGTCAGTTTTTCAAAGACTGGGTACTTGTAAGAATCATATCTCTGAATTCCTAGTGGTTGCCCAAAAAACATTGGTTGCTTTTTGGTGTCTACCTCCTGAGAATTAAAAACGGTCATTTGATTAACCACTTTTTTCTCCGTGCTATTTGTTTTAAATCTTACAAGACTCACAATCGTCCTCCTCTGAGTTTAGAATATCATTAATCAAGTCATTAACAGATGGTTTGGATTCCTCTACTTCATCTGTCTTATTATCATAAGTATTTTGATAATAACTGGTTTTCCAGCCGTACTTATATGTAGTTAAAAGGTCCTGTGCCATTACTGAAGTAGGAACTTCATTATTTTCATAATGCTCTGGATTATAGGACCAGTTTCCAGAAATCGCTTGATCGAAGAACTTTTGCATAACTGCAACAATATTAATATACCCACGATTGCTAGGCATATCCCAAAGAAGCGTATAATTGTTTTTAAGTGTTTGAAACTGTGGAACAATTTGCTTAAGAGGACCTTTCTTCGATTTCTTAACGGATAGGTATCCACGAGGCGGTTCAATACCGTTCGTGGCATTAGAGACAACAGAACTGCTCTCCGATGGCATCTGTGCGGACAGGGTGGAGTTTCTAACGCCATACTGCTTTACAAGTTCTCTAAGTTCTTCCCAATCATATTTAAGATTATTTGGAACCAGTTCATCAACATCTTTTTTGTAGGTATCAATCGGTAGAATACCTTGTCCGTACTTGGTGCGATGAGAATATTCACAGGCACCTTTTTCTCTGGCAAGAAGTGTAGTTGCCTTGATTAAATAATATTGGAATGCTTCAGTCAAGTCATGAACCAGTTGCCAGGCACCAGGATCGCCATAATGCTCCCCGTGCTTAGCAAGATAATGTGCCAGACCAATATAACCTACTCCAAGTGAACGACGTGCTCTGGTGGCGATTTCTGCTGATTTAACTGGATATCCTTGAAAATCAATGAGTTCATCAAGACTCCTAACAGCAAGATCACAAAGAACTTCAAGATCCTCAGTACCTTTAATTTTACCAATATTAATAGCAGAAAGGATGCAGAGAGCAATTTCACCATCAGGGTCATCAATATGTTTAATTGGTTTAGTTGGAAGTGTAATTTCTTGACAAAGATTACTCATCGAAACCTTATCAAGGAAAGAACTATGAGAATTACAATGGTCGATATTCATAATATACAAACGACCAGTTTCTGCGCGTTCTTTCAGGAGGTCCAGAAAGAGTTCTTGAGCGCCAATAGTTTTTCTTGGAATAGATTCATTTCGTTCATAACCCACATAAAGGTCATCAAATCCATCAGTGCCAAAAGCATCATACAGACCAGGAACATCGTGCGGGGAGAAGAGTGTAATTTCTCCGTTTTGAATGAATCGTTCATAGAAGATTTTGCTAATTTGGATAGAGTAGTCTAACTTACGAACACGGTTATCTTCGGTTCCTTTGTTATTTTTTAATACTAGAATATCACTTATTTCTTGATGCCAGATAGGAAAGTGAACTGTAGCAGAACCACCTCTGATGCCGTTCTGAGTGCAGCACCGTACAGTTGCCTCAAACTTCTTAAGGAAGGGGACCACACCTGTGTGCTGTACCTCTCCGCCTCTGATTTTAGCGTTGATGCCACGTATGCGACCAGCATTGATACCGATGCCTGCCCTTTGAGCAACATACTTCCCAATAGCCATATCACTGCTAAAGATGCTATCGAGGGTGTCATCAACATCAACAAGAACACAACTAGCGTATTGTCGAAGAGGCGTTCTAACTCCTGCCATGATGGGAGTCGGAATGTTGATTTTGTGTTTGGAGATTGCGTCATAATACCTCTTAACGTAGTCTAAACGGGTTTCTTTTGGATACCTAGAAAAGATAGTTGCGGCAATCAACAGATACATGAACTGTGGAGTTTCATAGACCTGCCCGCTGCTACGATCTTGAACCAAATACTTATCAACTACTTGACGAAGACCAGCATAAGTGAATAGGTAATCTCGCCCATGATCAATAAATGACTGAAGTTTTTCAAACTCTTCAGCATCATATAGAGAAAGAATCTCTGCATCATAAACACCTAGTTCAGCACATTTTTGAGTATGTTGAAGTACATTAGGACATTCATACATTCCACCAAATAATTGCTTACGAACAGCAAATAGAAGCAAACGAGCAGCAACAAATTGATAATTAGGATGCTCCAGATCAATTAAATCAGATGCAGAACGAATCAGAATCTCCTGAATCTCTGCGGTTGTAATGCCATCATAAAATTGAATACCAGATTGCATCTCAACCTGAGAAGCAGATACACCAGCAAGATCTTTACACGCCTCTTCTACCATAATGTGAAGTTTATTCAGATCCAGATTCTCAGTGCTTCCAGATCTTTTTACTACCTTAGTCCCGTTACTCATACTCTCTTCCACTCATTGAATTTGATTTTTGCTTCTAGTGCTCTGTATGTATTTGATTTTAACACATTCATAACTGAAAGTCCAGCGAGCACCATATCATTGATATCTTTTTGCTGAACTGCTGTTGGCCAGATGACTACTTTTTTACCTCCGTCGATGAGTTTGGATATCCTATTGCAGATTTCCTTATTGCGGGGTTCATTATCAAGAACATACACAATATCATCACCCAAATTAAGACTATCGAGTAAAATATCCGATCCGCACATTGCGATGGCATTTTTGACAAACGTTGAATCAAATGGTCCTTCTGTGACGTAGATTGTTTCATCTGTACTTACCTCGTCTAGTCCATAAACTTTGGGAATACTCTCGTCTAAAATCACCGTGATATATTTAACATTGCTAGGACCTAGAGATCTTCCTTGAAATCCAAACAGTTCTCCTTCCCTAGTGTATAATGGTATCACTATGCGACTTTCATCCCTTACAATCCTACTAAATGTGGGTTTTTGAGTGTTAGTCCATTCTTGGAATTTGTCAGCAAAGTAAAACTTTTCTGGATTTAGAAGTCTTTTCTCAAGATACAATTTAGCAATAGGATTATCGGATGCTTTTGGCAGATCCAACTTTTTCACGTTTTTGGAATTTTTACGTTTTGTGAAAAAGTCTGGTTTCTGAAAATTGAACTTGGGTTCTTCAACCACAAAGTTCTTGCCAGTATGTCCTTCCTTAAACTTTTCAAGAGTATATTGCTTATGAAGAGTTGGATCTATCTGTTTAAGAAAGTTATTGAATGATAAACTTGCTCCACAGTTATGACACTTGAAATTTGTATTATTTTTGACTGGGTAAATATATCCCCTTGTCTTGTTTTTGTTCTTCTGGGAATCTCCACAAATCGGGCAACGGAATGTGTAGAGATCCGACTTAACCCTTTTGAATTTTTGAAGACGCGAAGATACGAGTCCAATGTACTTGGAATCAATCAAATCCATTATGAAGGGTGCTTATTTTGCTTTCTCTATTGTAGCAGGGGAAGTACGGGGTGTCAAGAAAGAACTTAATGTTGGAATGCTTCCTATCAAAAATGCAACTACTGCAATTGCTCCAACTGCTTTCCATTTAAACTGATTTATTGATTCTACTTTTTTTTCTACTTTTTCTATTCTTTCACCCAATTTTCTGCTTATTTCATCATGTTGTTCTTTTGAAGATTTTTTGATATCTTCAATCATTGTTACAATAATATTATCTGTCCTATTACATTGCTCAATCTTTTCATTATGAATAGCAAGCATTTGACTGATATTTTGACTTGTCTCTCCTATTTTCTGAATTGCGGTATCAATACGTTCCATCATCTGTTCGTATACAGATAGTCGTTCCTCAAGGACTGCTATTTTTGTATCGGATGATGATTGTTGAAACATTTTACCTCTTCTTCTTTGAGTTTATCAATGATTTTTTATATGGTGGAGGCAGTCTTCTTGCAATCTTTGATCTACCATCAAGTTTTCCTACTGGTAAATCTATCCCCGCAGTTGGTCCTGGATTAAACCCCTGAGCGCTACCACCGAATCCCGCCTTACCTGCCGTACTTGCGGTACTCATTGTTGGTCCACCACCCATAGCATCTTCTTGAAGATTTCTAACTATTGCGATAATTTTATTAATATCCATTAGATTGACTGCAATATGTTAAGGCAACTTTGATCTGGTTTTATAAAATGAATTTGAGATCTCGGATACTCAGGAATTCTATGTAAAAATACAAGAAAACTTTTTATAGAAGGCCAAAGATCCTTTTCCAAGTTATAAAATAACAGAGGAACGGCAGCATCATCAAAAACATTGAATAGAACCGTGAGGTGGTTAAGAATCAAATGAGTCTTAAGCACCCCAGTATTCTTATATCTTTTTAACAACCTTTTCACATATTTAATTCTTTTTAAATCATCCTCAAAATCTTCTCTAGTAAGAGCCTGAGGATTATCATAGAATTTTATAGCAAATAACAAATAATTGTTTTCATTCAACTCATCAAATCTCATATTAAATCATGCTTTTACTGTTAAACCTGTAGTACCTAATCCAACGTTAGCGATGCCAAGAGAGTTAACTCCACCACCTGCTCCACCAATTCCACGAATAACATCTGAAGTGAATGTTGTTGTAACGCCAGCACCATGAGTAGCATCAGTAATGACACCAACGACTGGGCGTGTCATGTCAATTTTTAGAACTGTACCGATACCTGAAGATCCTGGTCCACCAGCACCAAATCTTGGAGCAGTAAATGCGAATGCAATTCTGTTGGTAATTTGTCCGTTATAACTGGTGTTCTTAACAATGGTACTAGTAATTGAATTAATTCCGCTTGGTAGATGATTGAAAACTGTAGATCCATTAGCAAACGATGCTGCAGTTGCAACAAAGTTAGTCGAAATTGTCCCACTTACAGCATTATATCCATTAACAGCAATTGTTGCACCAGCACTACAGAATACAAGTTCATTGAATACCAAGTGAACGTATCCTGTTGCTCCAGTTGAAATACCTATAGTTCCAAGTCCAATTGGACTTGTTTTATTTGGTTCTTCAAAGAAAACTGCAACGGGTTGTGCTAGTCCCAGTCCAGCATTTCTACCCAAAACATCGGTGGCGCCACCAGTCGAAAGACCAGATACTTGGACGATTAGTTCATCATAATAACTAGTTGAAAGACCTGATTGTTCAGTTGTACCATATCTTCTATAATTCCATCCTCTGCTATCAGCAAAGACATTATGAGGAGTACTGTTCCTGTCAGCATTACTATAATTTTTTGGGATATTATATCCGTTCGCTGCAGTTTCAGTGGTTGTAGAAATGCCCCAAAGTGACATGTTTTTTACCTATAATTCTTTTTCTATTGATATTTATAAAAAAAGGAGACCTAGGTTTTAGATCTCCTTGTAGTTGATAGTTAAAATCTTATGGTGTTAGATCTTTTGCACCTTCTTTTTTCAATGCAGATTGTGCCTGAATAAGAATCAGTGAAAGAATACCGTTTGATTTAACTTTTGGATTTGCACCAAGTGCTTCAGAGATTGCAAATGCGACGGTTGCAATCAATGCTTTATTTGCGACTAAAAATGCGATTACTGCTGACATAATGACCTCGTGTGAAGGATCTTATCTTATTTATCAATATCAACCATATGTGCCAGGACGAGGACGTCTATGAGCACCTCTTGCTCTCTGCTCGGCAGCTTTTCTTGCTATTCTTTGCTGCATAGTTTCTGATGGTTGATTTCTTCTAAGAGCAGCATTATGTCTTTCAACTTCTGGTCCCGTTTCTCCAGGTTCATCGTGCTCTCTTTCCTCTTTAGTAATTCCTTTCTTTGCTCTAATTGCAGCAGCCTTTTCAAGTGTTCTTTTTTTTGCTGCCTCTTGTTCTGATTTGGGAATATTAAACATATCCCTATCAGTTTTTAACTTTTCTTGAGGAGGAAGGGATTTTGCTTCTTCAGTTGCAATCATTACAATAGGATTCTTAACACCCAATCCAGATCTCAATTTGTTTTTGATAAGATTAACTTTGGTTGGAATCTCTCTTGGATCAGTTACAGCATCTTTACCCTTTTTAAGTTTTGGTTCATCATCACATCCACAGTCCGCTTCTTCACCTAATTTTTTCCCCCCACGTTCTGCGGTCAATTTAGCGGCAATTGCCATTTGCTGCTTCTTTTCATTCGACTTATTTTTAAACTGTGGTGCCTTAGAAGTTTTGAAATCCTTTATAACATCACCCATATCTGCTTTCGCAAGATTCATTTTTTCATCCAATTCTATAGCAGAAATAAACTTTTTAAAAGCAGTAGATTCTTTTCTAACTCTACGGACTCCAATACCATCACTATGAGGCTCAGGAGGAGCAATTTTAACTACACCAGATTTGTAGTTATCTACACCCTTTCCCGTAATTTGTTTATCATTTGAATCCCTATTCACTTCACCAAGGAACGTTTCTTTTGCAAGAACTTTTTTACGAATTGCTCCAGCAACTCTATTTCCTGCTTCCTCAGAACCATATCTTTTTGCTGCATCTTTAGCAATCTTCTTAAACATTAAACCTGGTTTTCCTTCATCTCTTTCTTCAATATATTCAATTTCTTCTTTTGCAATTGCAGCACCACGAACATCTCTACGATGCTTCAGGTATTTGTCATTCTTAGTATTTTTCTTTCCATCATTATCAATATCATCATCCTCTTGACCTACTGGATCAAGTGCTTCTGTTCTTGTCTTCATTGCATCGCCAATTTTTTTACGACGATTTAGTAAGTACTTATCAGTCTTATCTACTTTTCCATCATTATTTACATCACTATCTTCTTTTCCTACAGCATCAAGACCCTTACCAGATGCTACTGCTGCAGTTTGCTCCCCGCTCTTTCTCTCGCCCTCATATGGCTTACCATATTCTGGCGCCATTTTATCAAGCATTTCAACTGAACTAATATTTGGATTTGCTCTTAACTTATTAATCTTTTCACGTGTAGCATACCTATAGTAAGTTTTTTTAGTATTCTTATCAGTAACTCTTACGTGATACTTTCTTTCTTTAATTGCATTCAATTCTTCAAGATATTGATCTCTAGCGTCAACATCGGGAGTTGCCTTTTCACCAAGAACAAAAACACGATAAAGTGATTCTGCAAGACTATCGGAAACCAATTCACCAATCTCGTAATCTTCAGCAATTTGCGACTTAACAGCAGATTTCTCCATAGGAGAAAGATTACTATTTTGCATATAATTAGAAAATGCCTGCCCTAAGGTGATATCTTCCCTTCTCGCTCTATAACGAATATCGTAAATTGCTTGACGAATTCTTTTTTTAGATTTTTCTTTTGGATCTGCAGAGTTTTCTCCACGATCTCCTCCTTTTTCATTCCCCTTATCAGGAGCAGCTTGAGCTACGGCAGGAGTGCCTTTACGAGATGGAAGTTCCTCAAAAATATTTTTACTCATTGGAAGACTAATTTACTTACTTTTTCCTATTCTTATTTATGAAATCAATTCCGTAAGGTTTTGCGCCAGGATTTAAATTTTTAGATCCAACACCAATTGCACCAGGAGTTTTACTTGCAACATTTTCAAAATAACCTTTAGTACCAATTAACATATTGGGATGTTGCTTATCTCTCATTCTTCGGTCCATTTTGACTTCTGTATATTCCATCACATCTTTAATCCAAGATTTAAACATAATATTATCTTCTGTCACACAAATCAGATAATTAGTCCCTCTACGAATTATTCTTCCAATTAATCCAGTGTTTAGATTTTCAACAAGTTCACCAATTCGATAAATGTTTTCTACAAGATAATTCTCTCTAAGAGTTTGCCAATCAAACTTCGGAGCAATCTCCCAAACATTCCAACCCTCCTTAATATTCATTCCAACTCTAACAGTGTAGAATAAATCTAGTGCATCTTTGCGAGATAAGGTAGAAGGAAGACCTTTACGGAATGCCTGAAAATCTCCTTCTGCAGCTGCCAATCTTAAACGAGAAGCAGACATTCCTTCAACACCTTCTGCATCAGGATCTCTATCTCCAGCAGACATTACTTCAATATTATCAAACTGGTAGAGAGAACCATTATAATTTCCAGCAAGTTTTTCAAATTCCTTAACTCTATCTGCACCACCAACAATTCTTACATTTGTATATCCATCATTATGTGCTTTCTTAAGCACATCAAAGATGGTTCTATTGGCAGGATCATTTACAATTTTCTCACTATATTGAGGAAACATCTTCCTCATATAAGAGATCTTAGTATCTGCATCTAAAGGATTTTTTTTCTTATCCTGACTGCGAGATGGTACAATTATATAATCCTCATCACCTGCTGCAGAAGCAACAGTATTGATTAATTGCTCGTGTCCGATTGTTGGTGGATTAAATCGACCAAAAGCAATTGTAAGAGTTCCCTTTGTCTTAGGAACATCTGGTGGAGTTACAACTGGTGGTTGCTCTGCTGGGGCAGCTTGTTGAGCGGCAGGATCTACTGCTTGCTGTTGTGTTGGGTCTACTGCTGGTTGCTGTTGCTGAGCGGTAGATGGATCTTGAAAATTGGGATCAGAAACATTTTTTTCTAACTCACTTTGAGCAGGATCTTTCGACCCCACAGATTGTCTTTTATTATAAAACTTGAGAGTTCCCTTTACAGTTTTTGCTACAAATTCACCATCTTTATCATACCACCCACCGTGCCCGTCACCTCTTAACCCAAGACGTTGAGCTTGTTGGACGGCAAGACTTGTTGCCGCTTCATTTAAAAACTGAAAAAAACTTTTCATCCTTTATCCCAATTCTTTGCGATTGTGAAGTTTGCCTTACTAAATTCCAAACGATCAACAAGTTTAAGTGCAGATCCATCTCTAATTGCAACAAACCCTTCGGGGGCAGTTACCTTATACCCATCCTCAGTTTGCAAAAATGTTCCAAAAGTTTTAACCTTTGCCAATTGATTAACAATCATTGCTTTAGCAGTCTGAAGATTCATATAAGAAGCAACTGTCATATAAATTGCATTCTCATTTGTTTTAATAAAAGCAAGACCTTCTCTTTTCATTTGTAAATATTTATCTTGCGCGGCTTTTGTCTTTTTAGACATCACTTCTTTATCCAAGAGTTGAATATAATAACCCGCAAAATTACGTGCAACATCACGAGAGTTAGTAAGACCCTGTCCGCTCTTAATATAAGTGTTAAAATACTGTTTAAAAAGAGTTGCCATTAAAAATTTTGAACTACCAGTTGAACTCAAAACATTTAAAAAAGTAGATGCTTGCCGCAAAGATCCTTCGGCACGATTAACTGCTGCAGTATATGCACGTAGTTGTTCCGCAGTGAAAGAAGCAGCTCCCGTTGCATCCGTAAAAGATGCAGTTGCAACATAAACATCGGAACTAGGGGTAAGAGTACTAATATCTACACCAAAAGATGCAGACATTTCAGCAATGGAAGGACCATTATAACGAGTATGAAACACGATTCCCATCTTTGCAGCAGCAACTCTTTTCCCAAATTCACCTTCAGAAGGAACAGCATATGTGATGGTATTGGGGCGAAAAGCAATTACACTTTCACCATTAATAATTCTAGACTGTTTATCATTGGTAAAAAGAAGATCTCCCTGAAGAACTCCCCTAATATTAATATTTGAAAGGTATTGAAGACAGGTTTTTAACTTAGCAGCAAGTTGTCCTTCTTCACCATAGAATTTAGTAATATCAGCAACAGTATAACAAAGTTTTGGTTCAGTCTTTGCAAAAACCGATTTAGTACCTACAAAGAATTTACCGTTCTCAGGATTGATACCACAAACAATTGCAGGAGCACCGTCCCACTTTGTAGTAATTGCAACTGAAGATGCTTGATGTGAAAGAAACTTCCCAAGTTCGCGGAGAAATGCAATCGCATTCATTCCACCTGCCGAACCATTGTTCAGGATGTCGTCTTCTAAATGTTCGAGGTGTGTGTTCTTTGCCATATATGTATTATATACCAATAAGGGGTTGGTGGATGCGTGAGTGGACGGTTTTACAACTGGAACCCCAGTTTATCTGATTTTGATGCATACCCATTTTTAGATCTCAATTTTACCAATCCAATTGAAGAAGATCCTGCTGCCTTTAATCCTTCAAATGTAGGTTGTTTTGTATTTCTATCAATTGATAATTTGACAAAAACAATCTCTTCTGAAAGGGTGTCTTTAATCATGTTCGTAAATCTACCAGAATTTGCCCTAGAATACTCAACTATTTTTTTCTCACAAACATAAGATAACTGCATTGCTGTTGGCTTTTGATTTTTTGGTAAAACGCTCAATCGAGCATCACCTTTAATCAATAAAGCAAATGGTGCAGTATTATTAATTGTACCATTACCAGATGATATTGCCAAAGCAGCTGCTTGGTCGCTAATACTGCCTAATAACATTGCTCCAACAAATGGACCATTCATCATAGTATTATTATTAATAGCATCCAAAATTTTAAATTCTACAGTATTTTGATACTTATTTAAAAGGAATGGACTTTCTTTAATTTTTTTAACTATAATATCAACTTTAAGTGGATTTGATGTTCCTGTTGCTTTTGCAGAAACAGAGATTTTTTTACCATCAGATCTTATTAAATAATAATCCAATAATGGTTCAGTTGTACTGGTAGGAATAAAAATTTTCGAACTTGTAGTAATACCAAGACTAAATTTAGTTAATAATCCCCTTTTTATACAATGAATAGGACCTAAAACTTCACCAAAATATTTTGTAATATCTGCAAGCGGAAGATCATTTATATCATATCCACCAAAATTTGCAGTTCCAGTTTCAGAATAAGAAACAAGATCTAGCAAATATGTTTCTAGATCTCCAGTTATATCACTTCTACTTTTAATTTGTTCCTTAACAGTCCGAATATAATCTGAGATGCTATATTCTACGCCAACAATTCCAAATGCTTGCGGTTGCAAATTAATAGTGCTTAATGATTTTGGTTTTGTCAGATTATCTACATTAGTATAAACAATATCTTTCCCGTATCTTACTGCAACTCTTGTATGGGATTCAGATAATGCATCAATATAAACAACACTAGATCCAGTAGGTAAAGAACCTACAGATCTAGTTTCACCATAGTTATAATAGGGCGCAGATTTTTTAACTACTGTAGAACGATCTGATCCCCTCCAGTTTTTATTCCAGTTATCAACACCTGTGCTTGCAGCCATCGGTTTTTAATTTTATTTAGTGCCCGTGAGTAGATTCGAACTACCACTGTATGGATTCTAAGTCCACCTTCTCTACCGTTGGAATACACGGGCAAAATGGAGAATCGAAATCCCCATTAAAAAGAACTCCAATACTGGGTAGGTAACAACCCAGATTCAAATTGCAAAAGATTTTCTTTCAATGTCAAAAGAACATCTCCAGCAATACACATTCTATTATAGTTTCTACCACTAGAAGTATAATGATTTATTTTACCAGGAAAAATCAATAAAGTCTCTGGTAAAGGTTGGACTCTATGCGTCAAACTATTTATTCCATCCCTCTCCGTACAGAAAGAAAATGAATCACCAAACCATTCATTTGGATTATCAAATTTAAAAACTAATGGATCATTCTTCTCAACATTCAGATAATAAACAAAACTGATATGAGAACAGGAATGATAATGAGGGGGGACATTAAATTTGGGATCACAAACGGTATACCAACTTTTTACAAAATTTAGATCATATTTACTTAAATCAAAACTAAAAAGTTTGGCATATTCTTCAATTTTAAGTCTAACCTCTTTGAAAAAAGGTGCAAACTTTGGATCTTTATGAACCAGTACCTTACCATTAAGTTCGCCAGTAATTAATCCTTTGCTACTATCAAAAGAATGATCTTCATAATATTTTATGAGGGTTCTTCTAAAACCAGGAATGGAAGTTTCGCAAACAACTAATGGGGCGAACGCATGGACTTTCATACACCTAAAACAGCACCAAGATCAGCATCAATATCTCGTATTACCGAACGAATATCAGTAATACGAGGAGGAACAGAAGTCTCATCATAGGTATAGTCTTTTTGATGCTCGAAAAGAAGTTGACGAACTGCAGCAGCACATCTAGCATCCATTTTAATTGTTACTCTTTTTTCTTTAGTCACAGGTCCCCCTCAACACGATTTTCGGAACGATAAACATCAAAACTACCAGCAGGATAACGAGCACTCAGTTTCTCATAGTTCATTTCAAGAACTTCCTCAAAGGTAATATCTAGTGCCATACAAGCTTGTGCCAAATACCAGCACAGATCTCCAAGTTCACGCTTCATATGAAAGATGTTCTCTTCAGTATAAGGTTTGCCTTGAAGGAAAATCTTTTTGACTACTTCGGTAAATTCACCTGCCTCGGCACTCATACCAAATGCAGCAGTTAGAAGACGAGAAACATCCGCACCTTGTCCTTTTAGTTCATTTAAACGCTCAACAAGTTTTGGATATTCACTACTTGCTGGACTGGTGGTTTGACGAACAAACTCAATATATTTGTTAGAATCGATAGTTGCCATATTTAAAATTTAAATCCTTCGAATGATTTTTTTGGTTTCTTTTCTTCGTAATTATACTCCTCTTCCTGCCCGCTGTCAAGTATGTCTTTCTGTGCGGATTGTTCCACATCATAAAGTCTCATTTTGGCACGGTCAATACCAACAACAAAACGCTTAAAAATTGTTGGGTCATTATAACGGTTCTTCAATTGTTTCACCATAATCTGACCTAACCCCTCCAACTCTTCAGTAGAAATAAGGGCAAACATAAGATCAGCAGTAGCAGGGAGACCAAAGGACTCAGAAGTATCAGTAAGTTCAACATCAGAGTTCCCATAACCACTACGAGTAGTCTGGGTAGCGGAAACAATCGGAACATTAAACTCAACTGCGAGTCCTCTAAGTTCTTCTGCAATTGATTTGATATATGAATAAGAATTGACAGAACTATTTGCTTTATGCCTAGAGGAAGCACAAATATTAAGGTAGTCAATAAAAATAATATCAGGTCTAAATGATTTCTTAAGAGCAAGTTCATTTAAGAGTGCCTTGAAATGTCCTGAGTGCGCCGAAGCAGTAGGATACTCTTTAATGATAAGAGTTCCTTGAGTCTTCTTAGATATACTTGTTACTTTGTTTTCAAATGCTGAGCGTGGGAGATCAACCAGTTGCTGAATCGGGACATTGAGAAGGTTTGCATCAATTCTTTCCGCAATTCGTTCCTCCGCCATCTCAAGAGTGATGTAGAGTACGTTCCTGCCCTGTAGCAACGCGGCACTAGCAACGTGGCACATAAAGAGGGATTTCCCGACTCCCGTACCAGCAAGAGCAATATTGAGAGTCTTATTAGGTATGCCACCTTTCGTGATTTTGTTGAAATATTCCAGATCAAACTCAATTTTATCTTCTTTTCTGTGATAGAACTCATAACGCTCCTCATAATTCTGAAGATAATCGTGACCGATGTTATTATCAAATGATACTGCTAAGGCATCGGAAAGAATGCCAGGAATTGCATCCCGATTTTTCTTTCCATCATTACCATCGGCAATATGAACTGATTCCATCAGAGCAAGATAAATTGCTCGGTCACGACACCACTTCTCAGTAGTATCTAGCAACCATTGCTTCTCCACTACTGAATCGTTGAGTGATGTGCAGATTTCACGAATATCTTTAACATCAGTCTCAGTTAAATCAGTGCGTCTCTCAATCTCAATACCAAGTGCTTCTTTGGTAATAGCAGAATTATATTTGACAATAAACTGAACGATTTCCTCAAAGACCACTCTTTCAGACCTTTGATCGAAATATTCGGGTTGTATAAAAGGTATAACTTTTCTAGAATAATCTTCATTGTATACAAGGTTTCGGAGAATCGTAAGTTCAAGTCGTTCCATAAGAGAATTGCTGTTTCGCGGCAGCATCAAGTTGCTGCATTACTTCTTCGGTAAAATACTGATCTGGGTTTTTTAAAATTTCCTTCCCATAAATTTTCTTACCATTAATCTCATAACGCCCAGCAACATTTTTCCACATTCCAACTTCTTCACCAAGTTCAAGAAGACCATAGTAACGATCAAGACCACGTTCATCATAATAAAGACGAACTTCAACTTGTTGATTTTCCTTGCTTAAACGTGACTTAGCAGTTTTACATTTAATAATGTTTCCAATCACATCAGTTCCATCTTTTTCCTTTTTCTTTGAGAGATAGATGATAGAAGAAGCAGCATATTTAAGACCACTACCACCACCCATTTCCTTAGTAGGAACATAGGCACCAATCACATCATAGGTATGATTAGTTACGATCATAGGAATTTTTGCCTGACCTAATTTCAAAGTAAGCATTCTAAATGCACCTTTGATAAGTTGTGATTTGGTCATGTCCCTAACTTCTTTGTCATTCAGAGCATCATTGATCTCTTTACTGGTTGAAAGCATACCCAAAGAATCTAGTACAAACATACAAGGACTGCGTTCACCTTCAGGTTTCTTCATATACAGATCAACTGCCTTCAGTGCCTTACCACGAAACTCTTCAACTGTAACCACATTGACAACAACCAATCTAGTTGTGTCAATGCCTCTGCTCTCCAATAAGGATCTGGTGATTGCAGCTTCAGTATCAAAATACAAGCAATATCCAGTAGGATTATTATCAAGGAAATTCTTAACCACAGCCAAACTAAAGAAAGTTTTTCCTGTACTACTTTCACCTGCGATTGCAGTAATTTTGTTACCAGATACACCACCAAAGATACTCCCAGACACAAGAGCATTGAATATGTACGAACCTGTGTCCACATAAGTTTCAGTTTCGTCAATCTCTGATGCGAGTTGTGTGTATTCTCCACCGATTTCTTTTACAATATCTTTTAAAAAGTCCATCAAATTACCATCCCGTATTCTTCACGAAGTATTTTTTTATAAGGCAAACCTTGTTCTCTAAGTTCCCTAACCAATTTAAGTTTGTGGTAAAGGGCACCATCGCCACCAAATCCAAGTGCTTTCACAATTGTATCCAGTTCTTTGTCGTTGATAGGCAAATCCATCAGGTAAAAAATGACTCCAAGGTTGTTGTTTGTTCTGTTTTCCATCCAATTGCATCAAGAATGGATTTAAGTGGTTCAAGAAAACTCTTTTCAAATTGTAGTTCATAATCAATGTATTTGTCAAGACCCATTTCTGTTGGAAAGTCCTGAATAAAAGAGATGATATTTTCTTGAATGATATTTGGTTTTTTAAGGTAGATGAACTTAATCTTCTCACCATTACCAATAAGTGAGTATTTATTGGTAAGATTTTTCTCCTTAACATAATGATTGAAAAGAAGTGCTCCACGAATATGAATGGGAGTTCCTTTAGCATAAATGTCTGAATGGGAACGATACTTACGAACATCGGAAGCAGTTCTTGGAAAGGCAATTTGCTCTGGTGGAAGTTTTCTAAAATCAGAACGACACTTATTAATAAACTCAATCACCTGTTCTTCAGTTCCACTCATCATTAGTTTTAAACCATCCTTAATCATCTGACGGCAGGGTGCTGGAGTAGAAGATTTAACTGCTTCAATTCCCATCATCTTGAGTTTAGGTTCATCATAACGAACACCTTCACTATCCCAGACATTCAGGATATAACGTTTCTTGGCAGTCCAGATTCCACGGTCGGCAATATTCTCCCGTTTCATCTGCATCTTCTGGTCGTATGCATTCACATAGTCCGCCAGTTCTTGGTAACAACTTTCAATATGTTTTTCAAGTTCCACCTGAGCGACCTTATCAAGGAAAGACACAATGCTCTCAGTAGTTTTTTCTCTTCCCTTGTATACAGTCTCCACCAAAGGACCCATATTAAGGTAGATAGAATCAGTATCTGAAGCAATAACATAGTCAACATCATTTGTCTTAAGAATTTTGTTTAGGTACTTGTTAATTTTTTCTTCAATCCAACGAATTGAAACTTGCCCCGAAAGAGTAATTGCCTCAGCATTTGCTAGTTTAAAATAGCGGAAATACTGATTACCAATAGCACCATAAGCACTGTTAAGTTGAATCTTCCTTGCCATTTGGATGTTATTACACCTTGCAATCTCCTTTTCCAGTGCTTTTGTCTTTTTCTTTTCATATTCCTGTTTTGCCGCAATCATTTTCTTCTTATAGATGGTGCGATCCTTATAGATCTTCTCCATCAGTTCAGGAAGAAATCCTTTTACTCTACGATAGAGTGCCCCATTTGCAGTCATAGTGAGATTTACTTTCCTTAAAGGTTCAAAATCCAACTCTTGTTTGAGAAGTTTGTCTACACTCACTTTTGCGGAAAGTTCTCTTACCTGTTTAAGTGCCTCAAGTTCTTCTACAATTTCCTCACGGGACATTTTACAAACATCTTTCCACATCTCAATTCTCCATAATTTTAGTATGCTTTTTGCGGTTTTCACTCATAGTAATAATCTGCAAGTTGTCTTCGTGATGCTTTCCTCCTTTTGAAATTGGAATTATGTGGTCTACTTCGTGAGGAACATTAGTTTCTTCTGTTAATCGTTTTGCTTCACAATAAATCTCATTTATTTTTTGCTGATTTGCAGTTTCATCAAAAGCATCTTTTATTCTACATCTTCTACGAGCAGCAACAGAGTTCAAAACTGCCCTCTTATGTTCTTCACCCAAATATCTAAATTTAGTAGAACAAGAATGAGAACAAAAACGAAGTTTCCATTTTTCACTTATTGCCCTAAACCTACTTACGATAAATGGAGAACTGCAATTTTCACAATAAAGAGTTTCCTTTCTCTCTTTATTTTTATTCTCCAAATGTTTAGGTTTTTGGAGTCCATACTTTCGTATTTTTTGTTTGATAAGAGGGTCAGAGCATCCAAAAAAATCAGCACACTCTTTACGACTTTTATTTTCAAGAATATAAAGTTGATTCAGTTGTTCTTTAGTTATGTTGAATTTTGATTGCATTTGTTTTATTGTATCCACACATTATTATTTATAAGATGAGGATATTCTACAACATTTTCTCCAATTCCGCAATACGATTATTAAGTTCGTGCTTTTCAACAAGTGTTTCTGGTGAGATTGAATACTGCATAATTAAATGAGGATAAAGGCTGTTTAAGTCAAAATTAACAACCCAATCATATACACCAGGAATCGGTTCCTTCACATAGGCACCAGCATACTTAGAATCCTTATCAGACCTTACATTTGGGGGAATAACAATATTCTTCTTTTTCAGATAGTTGTAGATAATTGTATCCCACATTCGTACCTGATAGAACACATCAGCATAATTGACTTTAGCATCATATGCCATTGTCAAAGCAAGTTCAATTAGTTTCATCTTGTCTTCCATACGGTCAACAAGTTCAACGTCCTTAATGTTATATTCTACAAACTTCTGCCATCCTTTTGTATAGAAGTCTTTGAATGTATCAAACTCACTGTGATCCAACTTCTGTTGTCCCAGTTCTACACTTGCAATGTGATCGAGACGATAAGATTCCTGTGCCTTATATGTAAATTTCTTATAAAGATTCAGATAATCAAGTTGACTTACTCCACCAACATCATAAGAAATATGCTTACGTCCAGAAATGAATGTCTCCCGTTCAGTAACTAAACCCCACGGAGACATACGCTTCATCAGTTTTTCACCAAGAATACGATCTATACGACGAACCAAATATGGAATGTCATATAGTTCACTATTCCAACCAGTGATAACTTCTGGAGTATTGTCCTCAATCATCCACCAACTAATAAAATCGTTCAACAAATCATACTCGTTTGTAAAAGCACGATAGTTTACATTACTCTGCTGATTATTGAATTTACCAAGACCCCAAGTACGAATCTGTTTTGTATTATAATCTTGGAGTGTGATAAGCAACACTTCTTCAGCAGCACTTTCTACATCAGGAAATCCATTCTCTGATGCCACCTCAATATCGATTGTTGTAACTTTGATTTTACTAATGTCAAACTTAAGTTCATCTTCAGGATAAGTCTCAGAAATGTACTGATAGATGTATCGGTCATTTCCAGAAATATTGAAACCATTTACACCATCATACTTCTTAATAAAGTCTCTACATTCTCTCACAGTTCCTGGTTGAACTGCTTCAACATATTCACCATTTAGTGTTTGATACTGAGTATTCTTTTTTGAGGGGACAAAAAGGGTCGGAGAAAATTTCTCGCGGGACATGAAATGTTTACCATTTTCATAACCACGGACCAAGAAGTGATCCCCGACCATCTGGACGTTTGTATAAAAGCGCATTATTTAGTTAATTCAAGATACTTAGCAATTACTTCAGGAGTAGGATCTGCGATTGTAAGAATTTTATCTGAGTGGATCATAAACTCAGTTTGATCTGTCGGATTAATATCGCCCAACCAGGGCTTTAAAGATCCATCAATAAAAAACTTATGAGGTTTAACTAGTTTACAATCAGGTTCACCAAGTTCAGAAGGAAGTTCAATAATTTCGGAGATAAGGACATTATCAACGTTAATTAGAATACATTTAATTTGTTTTGCCATTTAGTTTATTCTCATACATTTTAACAATTGAATCAATTGGTTCTACAACTGTAACAACAATATCCTTAGTGATGGGGATATCTTCATCTTTTGTTAGAAGAATCCAAGGAGATAAAGTAATTTCAACAGATCTATCTTTTGAATTTACAGATTCATTTTCTGCTAAGAAAATAGGTTGTCTGTTTGTATTAATTTTATGCGGTTTATTAAACAAATAACCACATAGTTCTTTTTCTCCAGTTTCAGAATCTTGGGTAACCAATTCTTTAAGATCGGAGATAATAGTTTCACCAGTCTTTAACAATACTAGTTTTACTGACATTTTTAATTTTCCTCTCAATTCATTATAGCAAAAAAATGGGGGAGTGTCAACTGGATTTTGCCAGTTGCTCCCCTGCGGCGACGATAGACAATAGTATTTATCGTTTTTTCTTAAAGGCACAAACTTTTTCTTTTGGTGCCATTTTATAATCTACAGTTTTACCATAACAATTTTCTTTTGGTTTTACATACTTGCCAGTATTGCCAAAATCACCAACTTTTTCATTCAGAATCTTCGTTAACTCCCGAAACGATCTCATATACCTTTCTCTTCTGATGTTCTGGAATAACTCTATTTAGTTTGACGGTGAGTAATCCATCAATAAAAGAGACATCACCAACAACTACATCATCTGATAAAGTCCAAGTCCTTTTCAATCTTCTTTTTGCTATTCCATTATGAAGATATTCGGTAGTATCTTTAGTTTTTTTATCTTCTGCTACATCAACAGTAAGTATATTTTCTTCTGTAGATACCCTAATATCTTCTTTTTTGTATCCAGCAAGAGCTAGTTCTAATCTAAAATCTGAACTACTTTCTTTAACTAAATTATATGGCGGATAATTTGTGTGCGTCTCAAACGTACTATCAAACCTTTTAAACCACTCATCCATTCCAATACTATTTCTTTGAATTTCTAATAGATACTTAGCAGTTTCTGGTACTGAATAAGTAATCGAACTTGTTCCTGCAAACATAATAGACCTCCTTGAGCGTCTGTAAGTGAATAATGTCCCCGAAGGCAACATCATTAGTATATATCAAAGAACATAAAAAAGGGGAGTGTTGAACTCCCCACTTTTTTATTCGGTTTCCTCTTCTGTGCGCTTTTTCTTAGCACCAATATTGTACTTGGTCTCCAGAATCCAATCCCCTTTGTCCTTATAAGAAAGAACTTTGATTTGATTCAATGGTGCAATATCAGCAATTTTAGTGGCATCAATAATTTCTACCAGACCCCAATCTGCAATGAGTTGGGCAATACGATTACGACGCTGAACGTCATTTACTGTAAGATTAGCGTGTTTGCCATCAAGTGCAAACAGTTCTTTAAAATGAACGAGATAGTATCTACCTTGCTTATGAAGAATATGGCAAGATTGATAGATTTTCTTTTCCTTGCGTGAAGCAACTCCGATGCGCGTCAAAGTCTCACGAACTTTCAGAAAGTCATCAGGTTCATTTAGGATTACCTCAACCATTTGGTCGGGCGTCCAATTTACAACAGGTTCTTGAACGACACTCATTTTGTTCCTCCAGTTTCAAATTTCGATTTAATAAATGTTAGTTGTTCTTTGGTAAGAATCCTCAAAGCCTGTT